CAACAGAATCTTTAACAGCAAAGGCACCCTCATCTTCCATGCCCTCAATTGTGATAATAAACACTACATCACCTCACATGCTTCGCGATAAACGTCTTTAATAAGACTCTTAATCTTTGTCTTACTTAGGTCAGTTTCTAACTCATCTACAAATTTGTCAAGTAGTGTTAGGGTATCTTCGGATTCCTCAGCAGCATCTTCACCAAACTCCATTACAGAAGTCTTTTCAACGATTTTTAAATCGTAAGGATTAGCAGCAGACAGAGCGTCAACAAACCTGTCATAGTCTTTCTGACTAGATTTATTGACAACAATTAACTTAACGATCTTATCTTTATACTCAGCAAACTTAAACAATTGTCTAGGAGTATCATTATACTTGATAACCCTAAACATCTGAAACGGATTATTGATTACTTCGAGTTCGTATGTTTCTGTGTCGTAGATGTGGAATCCTCTGGAATCACCCACGTCGTTCCAAAACATTTCGTAAGGGTTCCCGAGGTAGAAGATTCTACCGTCGGAAGATCTGGTGTGATAATGACCTGAGAAGACCCGATCGAATTTTTGATACGGTTGGATGTCATCGCCATCTTCCATTGTGTATCCATGGTGAGCATAGAACCCATTGAGTTCTAAGTGACCCATGGCAACCTTGGCAGGTGACTCGCGGATCTTCCTGTATGTATACTCGGAGTTATCCGAATTAATCCAGGGAATCATACAGATTGTGGAACCATCAATCTCTATGTCCGTACATTCAGTGATAGTATTGACGTTATCGTATTCTCGTAGAAGCAAGTCAATAGTATTGACTTCGTTAGTATTTTTGTAGAACGCGGTGTGATTACCGACCACGGAGTGAAGGGTAATACCAAGATCTCTGATGCGGTCAAAATAATTTCTTTGCGCCCAGTCCAGAGAATATAGGTCAATACCTTTACGACTGTCAAAAGTATCTCCCATGTCGATGACAGTTGTGATACCACGTTCCTGCAACGTTGGAAAAAAGATTTCCTCGTAGAACTTCTGAAAGTACTCATGGAATAATTTAGAACCCTTCTTAAATCCGAAGTGCTGGTCCGTGATAACAGCAACTTTCATCGGTTATTGCGATACTGTACTGCGTCTTTAATTTGATTATATTCAGCGGACTTATCAAATTCGTCTGCGACGAATACTTCGTCAAATCCAGATCTTTCGATAATTTTTTGTTTGATCTCTAGTTGCTTTTTCTCTTTTTGAATACGACGAAGAAAAGCATAGTGAATAATCTGAGTAAAGTATGCAAAAGGATTGCTGGACTTCTCAGGATCAAAGTTATTAATGTACTGAACACAGTTTTCAATTCCGTCACAGATCATGTCATCCTTGAACATGTAGTTGACGAAGTTGGGTTTGTAAGACAAGTGAGTGGCAATCTTTAGAAAACACTCTCCAAGGTAATTTGTAATCCTAGGTTTAGGTTCACCTGCTGCTTCAGCGTCTTTAATAGACTTTTTGTATTCAATAATGGCAGCAAGAAACTCCTTATTGTTTACATAGTGTTCTGATCTTTTACGGACCATGTAAAGTATTATTCTGTGTTAATTATAGCACAGCTTGACAAGATCGGCAAATGTGTGTATGATAACTTTGTCGCCGTTCAAGGCATTAGCTTAAGAGCTTTGAGATTTATAAAGTTTCTCTAGAAGATCTCTTGCCTTATCTACCGTAGAGACGTATCCCATCTCTTTAGTAAGGTCAGGATGATTGATATCAAAACCGTGATTAACGACTTCCTTATAAGTGTCTACTATCTCTGGAGATGAGATTTGTGAGATCGTAATTACCTTAGACATAGGTAAAACGTAAGTTTCATCATCAGTCAATTTCATCCAAGGTTCGAACTTATACCCCATGGGTATATTCGTGCCCATGGCACGAATCTCTTTACAGATAACAGGATTATCAATAACGATAGTTTCTGGTTTCTCTTTGTCAGTATTATCTACAACGACCATTGCCAAGATTTCTTCACCCGACACTAGTTTGATACTAGCGTAGAACTCATCATACGGACTATCAGATTTTGATTGAGATGATGTCATAGTTAAACTTCTCTTCGTTGTAGTACTTAATTCTTTCTACAAGGTGGTTCAGAGTGTAGTTACTTCTAGACCCCTTCTTACAATCATCTGCGATGTCGTAAAGTGTTGCTTTCAATTTGTTCTCACTCTTTCGTAAAACCCTACCGATTGATTGTAGAGTACGGATCCTTGACTTACTAGGAGATGAGAAGATTACGTTGTGAAGATTTTTTATATTGATACCGGTAGAGAACGTTCCAAATGACGCGATGATAATGGCGTCTTGTTCCTGCTCGGTGATCTGACGGACAGTTTCTCGTTCCTCAGTGTCAACGCCACCGTGAACAAAGAATACTTTCCTACTGTCTGTATTTATGAGGTTATATAAACCCTCCCCATGTGCGGCAACCCGACTAAAAAGGATGAGGGTATTACCCTTTAAGTCATGAGCAAGGTTCTTAATGAACCGGTTTCTTTTCTCGTGACCAATGATGAATTGTACTTCATCCTCATAGGTCTCAAAGATTTGAGGATCGTGCTTCATCAACAAAACCTTAATATTCAGTTTGGCGAGATACCCTGCCTCCTGTAGGTCCTTGGTGTTGATGATCTTATACGATGGTCCGAACAGACCTTCTAGCACCCACTTGTGAGTCTGTGTGCCGTCAAGGGTTCCAGTGAATCCATACCTATACTTCGCATCTGCTAGTTTAGACATGATACTGATAAGAGATTTGGATTTAAATTGATGTGCCTCGTCTCCGATGATGACATCAAACTGACCAAACCACTTACGATCCATCTTGTAGATAGACTGCCATGTGCTAATGACTACATCTTTTTTAGCAATCCTAGTCTTTCCACCATAGATTTTGTAGCAGTGATGCTCTGCATTCCAACCATAATCCTCAAAGTCTTTATACATCTGCTCCACCAATGATGTGGTAGGAACAACAATCAAGACCTTCCTAGACTGCTCTACATGGTACCTACAAACGCCGTAGATCATTAGAGACTTGCCAGAACCCGTAGGACTGATTAGAAGGCGTCTGTTGCGTCTCAGAGCGTCGTAAACACCTTCTACCTGGTATTCCCTAGGTTTGAACGATGTGATGCGTTGTAGGTAGTCCTGGACGCCTTCCTGAGACACCATCTCGTTCTCCTCGTATGGGAGACCGTAGTACTTGTTAGTCTCAAACTCAAACGTATATCCGTACCGCTGGCAAAATACTTGTAGTTTATCAATTAAACCACAGTAAATTTCTTTTTTGTCAATGTTAAACAGGCGAATCTTTCCATCCCAATACCTGCTACGGTATTGAGGCATGAACTTTGCGTTGGGGACATCAAACGTAAACTGATCCTGTAGTTCATGCTGAATGTGTGGATCACACTCAACCGTTAGATAAACCTCATTCTTTTTTCTAATAACCAGATCAGCCATAACCAGCACTAAACCTACGCCATTCAATAGCGTTTTTGATTTGGTATGTTCTATTGGTAATCTGCTTTAGCACTTCTTCAAGATACTTGAGCATGATGTCGTAATACTCAATTTTTAGTTTACTTTTCTGCATCCGCTCATCAGCATCAAGATACAGTTGTAACTCTGCTTTGTCTCTTACTTTGTAAGGAAACGGTTCTTCAATGTAAACTTGTGAATCCGCCTTCCCCTGATAATACTTACGACGTTCCAGTAGAATACCTGAATACACTGTCTCTGCTTGCTTTCTAAGTGACAGTGTAGTATTATATAGGTCGTAATATTTGGCGTGTAATTGGGGAACCTTTAGTGACTCTGTGTCCAGTTCATCTGGATTGATAACAGAATCGGTTGCCCACATTCCTTGGATAACATCCAAAGAAAAACTAGACTTCCTTTCCATCAATGTCAATCAAATCAAACATAGTGTATTTGAATACTGCGGTGGCAGTAAAATATTCCTGATCTTGAATCGTAGCGTTGAAAGGAATACCTTCCAACCCCA